AAAAGGAGTATATTATGAGCAGAAATATATTGGACCTTAATGGTCTATTCACACCAACCTATGTGGGATTTGACAGACTCTTTAATGAGATGTTGAAGACACAATCTCGTGCTAAACAAGCACCAACCTATCCACCCTATAATCTTATAAAGGATGGAGAAAAATACACAATTGAAATGGCTATGGCAGGACTTACTGACAAGGACATTGATATTACTTTGGAAGAAAGAACCTTGACAATCTCTTACGAGAAATCAGAAGAGAAGATTGAGGGAGTTATTCATCAAGGACTAGCTCAACGTTCTTTTAAAAGAAGTTTTAATCTAGCCGATGATATTGAAATCCAAAAAGCAACTTTAAAGAATGGATTACTTTCTATAGAAATGGAAAGGATTATTCCTGAAGAGAAGAAGCCTGTAAAGATTAAGATATCTAAGTAGACTTTTAAAGGGGTAGTGTAATGCTACCCCAATGCATTCAAATGTCTTTGAATTTGAGCGTGTAAAGGCTCTAGCTTTTCTTTAGTAAACTTTAAAGCATTTCTAATAATATCTCTGTCACCGTTAACAAATAATTCATTTATTTTTTCTTCAGGAAACTGACTGATTTCAGTTACTAGATTATTGTTTTGGTCAATAACAAGTTTAAAACTGATGATATTTCCATCTTTTCTTTTAGACATTATTCTTCTCCACTTGTATCAAAAAACAATACTTTATCTTGTCTACCACGTAGACCTGCTTTCATATAAGATGTTGCTCTTCCTTCAAAGAAGTTTTGGTGTTCTACACCTAATACCTCATCTAACCAACCAAGAGGATTTTCTCTTTGGTCATAATTAGTCTTAAGACCAAGTTGAAGTAATCTTCTATCAGCTATATATCTATTGTAAGCATACATTTCTTTTTTAGTTAAACCTTGTATGTCTCCCATGTCAAACACTAAGTCTAAGAATTTATCTTCAAGCTTTACCATTTCTCTACAGATATCATAGATTTCTTTTTTAAATTCGTCTGTCCATATCTCACGATTCTCTTGAATAAATTCTCTAAATAATCTAGTCATGGCTTCTACATGTAGTGATTCATCACGAATAGAATAAGTAACAATCTGACCCATACCTTTCATACGTCCAAAGCGTGGAAAGTTTAATAGGATTGCAAAGCTTGAGAAGAGTTGTAGTCCTTCTGTAAAGGCTGAATAGACTGCTAAAGTTTTTGCAATACTATATTTATCACCTTTAGTTGTCTTAATAGAATTAATATATTCATGCTTGTTAGACATTTCTTCATATTCTGAAAATGCTTGATATTCTATTTCGGGCATACCAACTGTATCCAATAAAAGACTATAAGCTTGTTGATGAATAGATTCCATGTTAGCAAAAGAACCCATCATCATACGGGCTTCGGCTTTACCACCAAATAAAGGTATGTATCTGTTGTAATAACCGGCACCAACATCCACATCAGACTGTGTAAACAATCTAAAGATTTGTGTTAATAAATTTCTTTCAGCGTTAGTTAGGTCTTGCCAATCTTTTACGTCTGTATGTAAGGGAACAGACTCTGCTGCCCAATGCATTTGATTTTGTTGTACAAAGTATTCAAACATCCACGGATATTCAAACGGTTTGTATGGTATTCTTTTTGTTAATAGACTCATTTCTCTTCCTTATTATTTGGTAAATAAACATACACTTCTGCATGGCAGTTAGGGCAGCTTAGATTTGTTTCAAGTAGATAACCTTCATCGACCTCTTCAATGTCGTGGTCTCCACCCCATATTAGTTTTGTGTTACAATGCCAACAGTTCATATTATCTAAAAGGCTTGATGTCTTGTATCCAAGTTACCAAAGCCCATCTTTCTCCTTTAGTTATTGGTGTTATCTTATGCAATACATAGCTTGGAAACAACACCATGTCCCCTACTTCCATATGTACTGGTCTATCTGCTCCTTGTTTTAAAACAATCTCTCCTCCTGCACAGCTATCGGAAAGTAAAATAGATGCTGATATTTTTCTATTAGAATAAATACCATCACCTATATCAGTGTGCCAATCGTAATGGCAACCTTCTTTGTAATGTAGCAGTTGTAGATTATCAAAGATACCTGCGATATCAAATCTAAAATAATCATCGTTATAAATCTTAACAGTTTCAAAAATCATTTCAGCTAATGCCAAGTCTTCAAAGGGATAAACATCTACCTTTCTAACATCATTAACTTTAGTAGCTTCTTTATCGTTTCCGTGTACTTTGCCTTCCCACTTTTCTGTGGTGTCAGCTATTCTTTTAATCATTAAACATTCTGATTGGCTCAGAAAATTGTGAACGTTTTTAAACATCTCAGGCTTGGGATTGTTTGGTTGTTGTAAGTACATACTATCCCTCACAAGCAATGCATTCCACTTCATCAAGTTTGATACGTGGAATTTTAATGTTAACGTTCTCTGCATTACGAGCAGCATTAGACCTGAAGTAATACAACGACTTTAGTTTGGTTGCACCATACCAATGAACATCGTTCACATACTGTAAATATTTATCATGTACTTCTTGAGGCTCAGTAGCACTAGGAATAGTAAAAAATAAATTAACAGATTGTGATTGACATATAAAGTCTTGTCGCTTATATGCATGTTCAACAATCCATATCTGATTTATTTCATTGGCGGTTTTAAATACTTCCTTCTCTTCATCAGTAAGAATATCCAAGTGTTGAACAGAGCCATCCATACCTGCAATGTCTTTCCAAAGATTCTCAAGCTCTTTGCCTTTCAATCCTTTAGACTTAAGAAGCTTTTCTAAGTGTTTGTTTTTGACTTGGTACGTGCCTGAAAGAGTTTTGTGCGTATAAACATTAGCCCTGTATGGCTCAATCGAAGGAGACGTACCACTACAAATGATACTAGAAGAAGCGTTAGGAGCAACAGCCAAAAGGTGAGCATTACGCAAACCACTACCGCTAATATCAGGAGCCTCGCCACGTTCTTCAGAGAGTCTACGAGAAGCCTCCACGGATTTGTTTTTAATATGCTGAAAAGCTTGATAGTTGAAGCCCGTAGCGTAGATACTTTCAAAAGGGATGTTATTCTTTTGAAGATATGCATGGAATCCCATTGCTCCAAGACCCACTGACCTTTCTCTGTAAGCAGAGTAAGCAGACTTTGTAAAGTGTTCTTGACCTTGTTTGATATGCTTTGTAAATCTTTTGAAGTTTGCATTGTATTCTCCTAAATGTGATGTGTCAATTGCATTGTCTATAAAATGCTGGAGTACATTATCCAACATAGTTATTAAATCATCTATAAACTGTGGGTCTTTTGACCAAGTATCAAAGTGTTCTAAGTTTACACTTGACAAACAACATACTGCTGTTCTCTCTTCATTAGTAGGCAGTGTAATCTCAGAACATAAATTACTTTGTTTGATTTCTAATCCTAAATCTTTTTGTTTCTGTGGTAGAGCTTTGTTACAAGTATCTATATTAACGATATAAGGCTCACCTGTTTCAGCACGTGCATTAATTATTTGAAACCATAAGTCACGAGCATTAATAATCTTTACAGCTTCTTTAGATTTAGGGTCTATCAATCTCCAATCTAAATCATGTTGAACTGCTTTCAAAAATTCATTGTTAATGTTTACAGCGTTATGAAGATTGAGATTTTTTCTATGGATATCTCCACCTGATTCTTTTCGCATGTTGATAAACTCTTCTATCTCCGGATGCCATACATCCATGTATGCAGCATATGAACCACGTCTTGTTGTGCCTTGATTGAAGGCAATCATTTCAGAATCTACAACATGCATAAAGGGGATTGAACCAGTAGACTTACTACCGTGAGTAGTAGATACCCCATTACTACGAACATCTCCCCAATATCCACCAATACCTCCGCCTGAACTTGCCAACCAAATGTTTTCGTCATAATGAGCAGAAAGCCCAATCCGGCTGTCAGGAACATAATTGAGGAAGCAGCTAATAGGAAGCCCACGACTGGTTCCCCCGTTACTAAGTATAGGAGTGCTAAACATAAACCAACAATTGGAGCTGTAGTCATATAGTCTTTGAGCAAGTCCATAATCAGTAACACCTTTGTAGGTTGCTCCGAAGACGGAGGCTCTTGCGAAGGCTTCTTGTGCGTGTGTTTCTCTGACTTCAATTTCTCCTTGGTCATTTCTTTTCTCCCATAAGTATCTGTCTCGTAATGTATCGAGACTAAATTTATCTAGCCGAGATTCATTATCATAATTAATTTTTATACCTAAATATTCTTTAGGTCCAATTTTGTCTTCCATTAATTGTTCTCCGTGTCGTGAACATAAAGCATTATTATAGCATAATGTAATATCTTTAACAAGTCTTTTCGATTTTTGCCTTCTTTATTACCATACCTTTTAGCGTACTTCATTATATTACCCAACGAAAAGCCTTCGCCATGTCCGCTATCAATAATAACATCCGTTGCTTGATACTTATCTGATGCATAATGTTCACCATAAGTACAATCAATATAATCTGTAAGCTCTTTAATAAGTTTATCTTCATTAAATTTATAATTAATCTTTTTCATTTATCCACTCCTTGGGTAAATTATCTTCTTTATACCATGTAAATCCATTATATTCAGCCCATTCAGCATGAGTTCGCTTTGTTCCATCTTTCCTAGGTTTTGCCTGTGGCATTGGTGCATAAGGATTAGAAAAAAGAAACACTAACTCCTGAGAAGAACCCAAGTGCTTCTTAATCCATTTATATTTATTGTATTCACTGTAATCCCAAAAGCGACCCTTCGCTTCTATAAGATATTCAATGCCATTGATAGTACGAACAAAATCAGGCTCATACGTGTGTTCTACTTTATATTCGATTGATGGTCCATGATGGTTCCAAGACTTTAATATAGTAGAGTGGAGTTTATATTCCCAGTTTGAATCATATCCTTTAGGTACATCTTTCTCAACCGGTCTAACCTTTCGTGGTTTTCTATAACCCCTCATTATATTATATCGTTATATGTAATTTTGTCAATGGACTTACGCTTTAAAACATTCTTAATTTTATTTTGAAACCACCTTGGAGTGAAGGAAGAAACAAGAAGTCTGCCATTAGCAAACACATGTGTTTCTTGAGGTAAATAATTTTTATAATTTTTAATAGATAATTTTTTGGCTTCGCTTTCGATAAGCATAGTCTTTAACCAGTCTAATAAAAACTCAATAGATTTTTTCTTTATTTTCTTTGATAACTTTCTGTTCATAAAACTTCCTCAACGTTTGGTTCTTTAACTATCTCTGTAAAATATACAGGACCTTTTGCATAATTAAAAACTCTTAGTCCTTTACCATTGTTAGATTCTTTATGGCATTCAAATTTATGGGGACACCATGTACATTCTCTGGGAAGTTTCATGTTCCCGGCTTTGCCTTCAATCACAGGCTCATAACAAAAATCAGGAGGAGTTTCTTTTTTCATTAAAGCTTTAACATTTTTTATTTTATTTTTAATGTTAGGCTTTTCCATATCATCTGGAATATAAGTAACAAGTTCCCCTGTTTCTTTATTCATTACAAGAAAACCACCGTTTGATGTTTTTTCTGCTTCTTCATATCCGGCAAGTTGAGATAGATATCCAAAAGAATCATCTTGAGACAGTGTGCCTTCTTTAAATTTTTTAAAGCCATAGCCTGATGCAGTCTTTACGTCAATAACTTCTCCATCAATTTTGCAATCCATGTGTCCTTTAATTCCCAAAACAGATATTTCTTTTTGTTCTGATGTTACGGTGTGTCCTGAAAGACGAACAAAGAAAAGAATAAGAACCTCAAGTAAGTGACCATACAAAAATTTTATGTAGAGTTGTGGTGGTAAATTTTCTTGGTCTTCTGCATCCGAATGTAAATCATACCAAAGTCTACGTTCAGGCTTACCAATATTTGACATGCGAAGTTTTTCTTTATCCTCTTTATTTTGAGGGGTAGCCCAATGTCGCAATGCTTCTGCCATTTCTTTACCAAAATCTTCGTAGGTCTGTTCAGAAATAGTCAAAGGATTACCAGCTGATAATTCACCTATTACATTATAGATATCTTCTACGAGAGTATTAATCGTTTTCTTTGTCATTATCTAATTCCTTAAATGCTTTGATAACATCCGATGAAAATAATTTCTGAATGTTTACAAGGTACATTTTACTTGCTCTATGGTCACCACCCGAAACAGTTTTAAAGTAATCTAATTTATCTACAATCTTACGAAGAACATCAGTTTTGAATACTAAAGTACAATACTCATTTTCACCAATGCAAAGATTATGAAACCAATAATCAGACTCAGTGGCATTAATTCCTGATGGTTTGTTCCATGACTCGTATTCGATTGCAATGTTTCCTGTACGTTGCCACATATCTCGTTCTGATTTAACTTCAATTTTTTTGTTTGTGAACATTTCTGCAATTTTTTCTTCTCGTATTGTACCATATTCTAAATCCAAGTCAAACTTTTTTCTATCTTTTTTATTAGGTTTCATACCATCTAACTCCTTTACTATATTCTATTTCATAACGATTATATTTTTTATATTCTAATGCACAATGATGACACATTATATTAGGTACATCATGTTGTCCGTCTCCTCTATGAGACCAGTGTTCGTAAGAAACACAATAATCAGAATAAACATAGATAGTTATACCACAATTATAATTTGTAGGAATAAAAAACTGTTCCCACATTTCGCTAAATAATTCGCTTTGTCCATTATCCATTTTATCACATAGACATTTAGTGGGTTTCACTCCAATTTCCTCCTATTCTAAACTCGCCATCAAGAGGGCAACGCATATCAAAATATGTACCGGCATCAATAATACTTTGAACAGCAAGTTGCCCTACCCGATTAGCTTGACATTCTTTGACTTCAATCTGCCATTCATCATGGATGTTTGCAACAAACTTAAAGTCAATGTTACACTGCTTTAATCTTTTGTCAAGGATACACAGTGCTTTCTTCATAACAATCGCACCACCACCTTGAAGTAAGGTATTAAGTGCAGCATGTTTATGTCTTAATAATATTTTTCTACCATCTAAACCTTTTAAGAAACCCTTTTCAGCTGCTCTGTCAACTCGTTCCTTAAGAGTTCTAAGTGTTGGTAGACTACTAAGAAAGCGTTCTCGCAAGAGCTTACCTTCTCTTTGGCTTCCTTCAATAATGCTTCCAATCTTTGCATCTCCTGCACCGTAGATGAGGGCATAGATGAAAGTCTTTGCCTTATCTCTTGATTCAAGTCCAGCAAATTGTTGGTTAGCTGTGTGAATATCTCCGTTGATAATTTCATTTATATACTCCTCGTCAGCCATATAATGGGCTAACATTCTAAGTTCTAATCCTGATGCATCTACACCCACAAGTTTATAACCCTCTCCAACTGTCCAACAGGAACGACAGTCTTTTCCGAAAGGGCTATAAACCGCAGGAACTTGTGCCATATTAGGATTGATGTGAGCCATCCTTCCTGTAATAGCACCTGTAGAAAACACACTGCCATGTACACGGGTATCTTTTGGGTCCACAAAATCAATCCATGAATGTACTTGAGCTAATCTTTTTTGGTATAAAAGATAATCAGCTATAAGTTTTGCTTCAGGTATGTGTGTTATTTCTTTTAAAGTTGTTTCATCAACAATGGGTCTACCTGTTGGTGTAAACTTTTTAGGTTTCCATCCAAACTCCTGTAGTCTATCTCCTATTTGTTGACGAGAACCAAGATTAAATTCTTCTATTAGTTTTCTTGAAACAGTAGGTGCACCGTTTTTTATTGCTTCGTATTCTTCATCAGTCAGTCTAACCTTTTTATCTGTGCCATAGATTAAACCCATCCTAGAAATACCGCCTGTTTTTGTATAAGTTTTTTGTATTTTTTGTATGGTCTCAATAGGTTTGAATGTTTTATGTACAGTGTCTACTGTCTCATTAAGTTTTTGAGTAAGCTCTGCTGTTAAAGACATAGCTTTTTTCTCATCAAAAAGAAAACCATTCTGTAATTGGTCTATTAAAATCATAGTGGTTTCGTGTTCAAGTTGAATTGATTCTTTTGAAAATCCTAAAGATTCTTTTTTTAAATAATTAAATAATTTTTTATTTATTTTTGTATCATTTA